TTTTCACAAGNAGATGCTTACAGTCTAATACATAATACTTCTGAACGTAATGACATGTCATTTGACATTGCAGGCGGTTTATACAACGATGATACTTCTCAACACAATAGCCCTAACGAATACGTGCTTTCTCATAACCCAAGAAAGTCAGAAGGATATATTAGCGGATGGAATGGCAACACTTTAAAGGGTAAACGCAAGTCCAAAGACGTATCGAGGGGATTAACATCTCAAGCACAATTATTTCCTAGACAGAATACTTTAGTTGATATAGATCCGGAATACACCTTAAACACAAATGGTGTAGTTACAACTAACGAAGGTTCTAACGTAACCTTTGTACTACAAACAAAAAATGTAAGTCCAGACACACAAATACCTTTTACTATAACAGGTGTATCTAGTGCAGATATCGACGGCGCAAGTTTGACAGGAGTATTTACAGCATTGTCTGGTACTTCGCAAATATTTAACATAACAAGCGATAACTTACTCGAAGGTTTAGAAACAATGACTGTTACGCTAGATGGGTTAGGTGTAAGTGCAGCAGTCGGAATCAATGATACAAGTTACCCTAATTGGGATCCAGGTACTGACATTACAACTGCATTTTGGTTAGATGCTTCAGATACAGGCAGTTACACACTCAGTGGAAGCAATGTAACAGCAGTAACAGACAAAGCAGGCAATGCCACTGTTACAGTAAATGGCACTCCTAATACTAGCACTACACTGGACGGCAAGAACGTATTTACATTTGTTCCGAATGAAGATTTTACCACCGACGAGATTACACAAGCCAGCAATGGCAATCACTGGGCAATAGGGTTGATGCAATGGAACACTCGCAACAACTCACAGGATAGTTTCTGGAGTACAGAAAACAACAGCGGATCAATAGCAAATAAAAGAGACTATGCTATTAGTGCTGGTGCCAGTAACTTTGATGGTGAGTTGGATTTAGACGGATTAGTTTCAGGCAGGATATCATCCACCATAGGAAACAAACAGGATTTTGATTCAGGTGTAGCACAAAACACTTGGATTATTATGGTTGTTATATTCAACAAGACAGGCAATCAAATTGCACTAAGGGTTGACGGTACAGATGCATTTACACCTGTGAATGATTATGACAACTCACTAGACACCCTTATGGATCTACGTATCTTCCGTAACAGATCAAACGAAAGAATGGGCGGTAAAATGGCAGAGTTTTTCTCATCTGCAACTATTCCAGGTACAGGCAGTACAGACATCTCAACTGTAGAAAAAGCAGAAGGTTATCTTGCCCATAAATGGGGATTGACCGGAAGCTTGCCATCAAACCATCCATATAAGAATACTCAACCATAAATACTTTATGAGCAGAAGATTCGCCCAAGGTAAGTTTCATATGAAAAACCCAGACAAGTATATGGGTAATACCTCGCCGACATATCGTAGCGGCTGGGAATATCATTTCATGAAGTTTTGTGATGACCATCCTAATGTAGAGAAATGGGTAAGCGAAGGTATACGCATACCATATCGAAATCCGTTGTCAGGTAAACAAACAATATATGTACCAGATTTTTTTATTAGTTATATGGATGTGTCAGGTAAAAAACANAACGAGTTAATAGAAGTAAAGCCTAGTAATCAAGCACTAAAAGAAAAAGTAGGCAAGTCGAAATACAATCAAGCACACTATGTCATTAATCAAGCCAAGTGGGGCGCAGCAAGAGCATGGTGTAAACAGAAAGGTGTGATCTTTCGTATTGTAACTGAGCAAGACATTTTTCACACTGGTGGTAGAAAGTGATGCTTAGTGATACATGCATTTATATTAATAGTTCTTATTGGATCAGGTGAAGACGCAAAACAACAGCCTAGTCCTATGTATTTTAGAAGTATAGACGTCTGTCAATACTATGCTAGACGTATACCGATGCAGTATGGAAATTATGGCAGTAAATGGATGGTACCTGAGGAACATAGAATTACTGCATATTGCAAGCCTGTAAAAGTTAACCCCCAAAATACTACTGTATATGATCGTTAAATTTGCTAAATAATAGTAGCATATAATGGAACGTTTACATGACTAAAAAATTAGAAGACTTATTAAATTTGCCAGATTCTAAAGAAATTATTCAAGCAGCAGAAAAAGAAGAAAAGAAAGAGGTTAAAAAAGAAATAAAAGCTCAAGAAAAAACATTTCGTGATATAGAAGAGTTTGATAAAATTAGTACAGCATTGCCAGCTGTTAAAGGCTTAGGCGAAATGGCTGATAAAGAGCTTAACGAAGTTGCTGACAAAGCAATGACTGCATACGACGATTTAATGGATTTAGGTATGAATGTTGAAAGTCGTTACAGTGGCAGAGTGTTTGAAGTAGCAGGAACAATGCTTAAAACATCATTAGATGCTAAAATTGCAAAACTAGATAAAAAATTAAAGATGGTAGACTTGCAATTAAAGAAAGAAAAGATGGACAAAGACAATAATCCCCGCGGTGATGGCGACATTGTAAGCGGTGAAGGGTATGTTGTTACTGACCGCAATAGCTTATTACAGAAGCTTAAAGGCATAGATAATGATAAATAATGTATAAGGAATTACAATGAGATCATTCGCAGATATTTTAACAGAATCTAAAAAGACATATGAATTCAAAATAGGCGTTGCAGGCGAACTACCAGAAGGTTGCGTAGATAGCTTAGAAACATGCTTAGAAAAGTTTTCACTAGTAAACATGTCAACAGGTAAGAAAACACCAATTCAGGAACGTCCACTAGACTTTCCGCAGCTACAAAATATGGAAGTTACATATTATGATGTAGAAGTTTCGTACCCAACAACAACACAAGTACTACAAGAGTATGTTGGTCGTTGCTGCGGTATTAATCAAAGTCACATCATTGTACGTGGTGCAGATGATCCTAGAATTGAAGAACAAGAAGAAAAACAAGACGGCCCATACGAACCTATCTTAACTAAAGAAGAGCTAGAAAGCGAGTCAGGCCAAGATGCAGTAGCAGGTAATAGAGTAATGGACTTACTTAAAGAACTAGAAACTGCTCGCAAAGAACGCGATCACGATCCTGCAAAAGCAGCTACAACGGAGAAATAAAATGAATATGAAGCGATTAATCGAATCAATGGATAACATCGAAGAGTGTGGTATGAATGCTAGTGCTGATCCTATGATTGCACCGCAACCTGCAGACGAAGGCAGCCCAGTAACAATGAACATTAGTTTAAATGCTAGTGGTGAAAAGAATGTATCTGATTTACTTAATATGATGAAAAATGCAGGTCTTAAAGATGCAGAGCCAGTAACACCAGCTATGCTGCCAATGCGTCAAGATATGGAAAGACTAAATGCTATCGTAGGCGAACCAGATGATCAACCAGACATGGAACCATCAGTAGGCCAAGAAGAAATTGGTATGGATGACGAAGCTGAAGAAGCTTATGATAATGCTCCGGATCCTGAATATGGCGATCATCAAATGATGACTAAAGATTTATCAGGTGGTTTAAACCGTGAAAAGAAAATGCACAAGCCAGCAGCAGGCGGCGACAATGCAATGGCAATTGAAGACGGCGAAGAAGAGTCATACTCAATCAAAGGTAAAAGCCCAGAAGCACAACAAGAACTAGCAAGACGTGCAACTGGTGTAGATGTAGAAACACTTGAGTCTCAGCTTAAATCAAAGCTAATGTCTGCACTAAGCGAAAAGAAAAAGCAACCAGATCTAAATGACGACGGCAAGAATGACTTCAAAGATGTTCAGATTGCACGTAAGAACGCAGCAGCAAAANCAGCAGCTAAAAAGAAATAAGAACGTTCTACCGACAGAGCGAACGGCCCAAATAGCACCTTAGGGTGCTATTTTTTTGGTTAAATATAATATGAACATTAGTATAGAGAAAACACCTAAGCAAGTTTTATCTCACTATGCAGTTGATACCGCAAGTGCAGTTAGCATAACACATTTGCCAGGTACACACTTATCAAAAGTAAAAGACGCTGCTATTGAACTAAATGAAATTGCAGGTAGTGCAAAAGCTGTAATGCATATAGGTGCTAGAAATATTCAGACTGAATCTGAATTGCATGAAACATGTATTGCTGCAAAGAAAGCCGGTATTGATAAAATATTGTGTATAGGCGGCAGTACATATGAAGGTAAAGTATACCAAACTGTATTTGACTTATATGATCAATTAGCACCGTACGGATTTGAATTATCCTGTGGTGTATATCCTCAATCAGAAAGTTTTAACAATGTAGAGTGGGTACGCTACAATAAGTTTAGAGGCGGCGGCATATCGCAGTTGTGCTTTAACCCTAAGATACTAAACAATTGGATTAAGAAAACTAAGATAGGTGTGCCTAGTAATTGTAGTCTAAAAGGCTTATATAAATATATTAGACTATGCGGGTTGACAGATAGTTTAGCACATGCACTAGGTAATCTAAAAGGTATGCGGTATGTAACTACTGACGGATTTAATACAGTTAAGTTTGTAAAGGATCTTAACGGACAAGATATTCATATCTATAATTTTGGAAAACTAGATCAAACATTAATGCAGTTGGAGTTTAAATGAGCAAATCACTTGACGGTGTTCTTATTAAAAAAGCAAATAAGCAAGAACAATTTACCGAAGAACAAATACAGGATTTACAAAAATGTATGGATCCTGATACTGGGTATCTATACTTTGCAAAGAAGTTTGCATATATCCAACATCCAGTAAAAGGTAAACTGTTATTTGAACCGTTTGATTATCAGCTAGGACTAATGCACTCGTACCATAACTATCGATTTAATATCAATATGATGCCTAGGCAAACAGGTAAGACTACGTGTGCTAGTATATACCTAGCATGGTATGCTATGTTTGTACCGGATCAGACATGTCTTATTGCTGCACACAAGTACACAGGTGCCCAAGAGATTATGTCTCGTATACGGTTTGTTTATGAAAGTTGTCCTGATCATATTAGAGCAGGTGTCACAAGTTACAACAAAGGCTCAATAGAGTTCGAAAACGGAAGTAGAATAGTTAGTCAAACAACAACAGGTAACACAGGACGTGGTATGTCAATTTCATTACTATACTGTGACGAATTTGCATTTGTTATGCCTAATATTGCTGAAGAGTTTTGGACTTCGATATCACCTACACTTGCAACAGGTGGTCGTGCTATTCTTACAAGTACACCAAACTCAGATGAAGATACGTTTGCTACTATTTGGAAACAAGCCGAAGATAAGTTTGATGAATACGGCAACGAGCAAGAGCTAGGTACAAACGGTTTTCACTCGTTTATTGCACATTGGAGCGAACATCCTGATCGTGACGAAGAATGGAAGAAGGCTGAAATCGGACGTATCGGCGAAGAAAAGTTTCGTCGTGAATACGGCTGNGAGTTCTTAGTCTTTGATGAAACATTAATTAACAGTCTTAAACTTGTAAACATGACAGGGATTTCGCCAATCACTAACATGGGACAAATACGTTGGTANAAGAAGCCAACAAGTGATTATACATACTGTATTGCATTAGATCCATCGATGGGAACCGGGGGTGACTATGCTGCAATACAAGTATTCGAATTACCAACATACAAACAAGTTGCTGAATGGCAACACAATACAACTGCTATTCCAGGACAGATTAGAGTTCTATCTGAGGTGTGCAAATACCTAGTAGAACAAACGCAAAACCCGCAAGGAATTTACTGGAGCGTGGAGAACAATGGCATAGGCGAGGCTGCCCTTATCGTTATAAACGACTTCGGTGAAGAGAACATTCCGGGTTTGTTCGTCAGTGAGCCTATCCGCAAGGGCCACGTCCGTAAATTCCGCAAAGGATTTAATACTACACACAGTACAAAAATTACAGCGTGTAGTCGATTAAAAACCATGGTCGAAAATGATAAAATGGAAGTATTAAGTAAGCCATTGATATCAGAACTAAAAAACTTTGTTGCAACGTCAAGTTCGTATCAAGCAAAGCCTGGCACGACTGATGACTTAGTAAGTGCAACTCTGCTTGCTATCCGAATGATGGCAGTGCTTAAAGATTGGGACCCGCGAGTATATGATTCGTTTAATCAAACAGATGATTTAGACGATTACGATATGCCAATGCCTATCTTCATTAGTAGCAATTATTGATAAATACATTATGAAAGATCTTAACACAATAGGCGAAGAATTATTCGATAAAATTAGAGGTCGTTTTCCTAGCGTCACTATCGGCGGCGAAGACGGCAAGACTACTAACGAACCAACAGACGCTAGATTCTTTGATTTTGAATATCAAGAATCAGGCAGACCGCTTGGTAATGTAAGTGTGTCTATATCAGAAGATGACGGCCTAACAGTAATATACTCCAAAGATATTGTTGCCAACGAAGATAGTGCAACAAAGAATACATGGTTTGAATTTTTAAAAGACCTTAGACAGTTTAGCAAAAAACGACTAATGGACTTTGATGTAAGAGATATTACTAAATCAAATTTAACAAAAAGAGATTATAAATTTTTAGCGAACAGACGTTTCGGGGACAGTAATATGAACGAATCAAAACTATATGGCACAGCACGTACTAGCTATCAAAAGGTTGGCGAAGCACGTATAATGATTAAGCATACAGAAAATGTAAACTTAGAAGCATCCAATCCACGTACAAAAAAGATTGGTACTATCTACATTGAAAGTGCAGGCGGTGAAAGATTCAAGTATCCATTTAAGCACCTAAGCGGCGCAAGAGCAATGGCTCGTCACGTAGCAGAAGGCGGCAACTTGTATGATGACTTCGGTTCGCACATTATTGGACTATCAGAAGAGATGGCAAAACTACGCAAGTTTAAATCATACATGGGGCGTTCAGCAGTAATGGCCGAAAGCCTAAGCGAGTATGTTGATGTTGTTAAAGATCGTATCAATACAGTAAGAAAAACAATTACTGCATTACAAAAACCAAAGTTTTATGCAGAGGCATTTGCTGCATATGAAGTACCTATTTTAGAAGATGTACCAGCAGACGTTGCAGAGAACTGGACTGATCAACTTACTATTAAACAGTTTAATGAAGAACTAGCAGATGTATTCCCATACATTTATAAACTAGTAAGCGAAGCAACAAAAGCACAAGATCTAGGCCCAGATGATTTGATAGACGAATCAGCACTTATGGCTTATGCAGGTGAAAAGAAGCACGGCAAAGCTGAAAAGACAAAAGAAGAGATTGCTATAGAGCAAGGCTTTGACAAAATGATGGGNCAGTTTGCAGAAGGCGGCATGTCCGACATTGATATCCAAGCACAAGAATTTGCACAAGATGCAATTNAAATGGCCAAAGACATTCAAAGAGATNATTATTACTTTAGTGATAGCACATACTTTGAATTTACTGATGGGCTAGACATGGACAACGATGCACTGATAGATCATGAGTTAGTGCAAACCGTGTTAAGAGCACTTCCAAATGTTGATATGGAAGATGAAGAAATCAAGCAAGCAGTTGATGCACTAGCAAACATGAACATTGAAGAAGATAAAGAAGTAGACGAAGCATACATTAACAATGCAAAAGATGCAGTTGATGTATTAGGCGCATTGCGTGGCAAAGGCAAAAAGATTGAAACCGGAGATGGCGAGTACGCTGGCAACTTAGCAAACGAGTATGCAAACGATGTATGGGATGTATTTACATGGTTGCAAAATAAAACTCAAGATTTTAGAGGCATGGATAAAAACGCTAAAGCTGCAATTGACGCAATGATGAAACTACGTGGCGAAGCAAAGAAGTTAGAAACTGAGCCAGGATCAGGTAAGAACGGCAAGTTTGGTAATGCTATTGTAACTGTATTGTATCCAGTAATGGAATTAATTAATGGTATGAAATTAGAAGGCGGAAAAGATCATGATGACGATGGCGACATTGACTCAGACGATTATATGGCAGCAAAAGACATTGCAATTAAAAAAGCAATGGGCAACGACGATGAAGAAACAAAAGACAAAAAAACACCTCTAGGTGAGTTTATTCTAAGTTACTTCGATAAAGAGTCAGGTCAATTTCCAAAAGGCGAAACTGCTGTATTAACCATGGTAGAAAAAGATTATGGTGAGCAGTTTATTAATCCTGCTAAGTCATTCATTGAGCAAGTATCAGCAAAGTTCGAAGAGTGGCAAATGCGTGATCAACCACAGCAAATGGAAACAGACAACGAAGAGTACGACAGAGTACGTCAACTAGCTGGACTAAGATAAATCCAATAATAAAGCATTTTATGCTTGACAAGATAAATAATATCGTGTAGTATGTAATAGTGCTGCACACTTAGGCACACGACTTAAACAACGACATAGGCAACATATTAGGAGGCACAACTATGGCATCATTAGCAGAAATCCGAGCGAAGCTCAAAGAACAAGAAACACGTTCAACAGGTGGTTCAACAAGCGGCGGCGATAACGCAATTTACCCATTTTGGAATATCAAAGAAGGCGAAAGTACAACTTTCCGTTTCCTTCCTGACGGAGACGCAGACAACACTTTCTTCTGGAAAGAGCGTTTGATGATCAAACTACCGTTCCAAGGTATTAAGGGTGAGACAGACTCACGTCCAGTACAAGTACAAGTTCCATGTATGGAAATGTATGGTGATGGATGTAACATTCTACAAGAAGTACGTGGTTGGTTTAAAGACCCTGCTCTTGAAGATATGGGTCGTAAATACTGGAAGAAACGTTCTTATATCTTCCAAGGNTTTGTAACGGACAATCCGCTAACAGACGACACTACTCCTGAGAATCCAATTAGACGTTTTATTATTGGTCCTCAAATCTTTCAAATTATTAAGCAGGCTCTTATGGANCCTGACATGGAAGAACTACCAACAGATTATACTGCTGGTGTAGACTTCCGTCTTAACAAAACATCAAAAGGTGGTTATGCAGACTATGGCACAAGCACATGGGCACGTAGAGAGCGTCCATTAGGCGATGCTGAAATGGCAGCAGTAAACACACACGGCTTGTTTAACATGAGCGACTTTTTNCCTAAGAAACCAGGCGAAGTAGAAGTTAAGGTAATGTCAGAGATGTTNGAAGCATCTGTAGATGGCGAAGCATATGATGCAGAACGTTGGAGTCAATACTTCCGTCCTGCAGGTATGCAAGCACGTACAGGTGATCCAATGAAAGCAGCATCACCACAAGCAACTGCTACAAGTCAAAGTGCACCGACACCTGCTCCAGCAGCAGATCCACGCAACGATGACATTCCTTTTAAGTCAACTGAAGAAGCAGCAGCAGAAGCGGCACCAGCAGCAGCAGCTGAACCTGCAGGCGGAGCACAAGACATTCTTGCAATGATCCGCTCACGTCAAGGTTAATACGACTATATGGCCCCTACGGGGGCCAACTATCTAGCTTAATAAGGAGTAACTATGGCTAAATCATTTGATGTTAGTAAGTTCCGTAAGGACTTAACAAAAAGCATATCAGGCATGAGTACAGGCTTCAATGATCCAACTGATTGGATTAGCACAGGCTCATATGCACTGAACTATCTTATTAGNGGCGACTTTCACAANGGTGTTCCGCTCGGTAAGGTAACTGTATTTGCAGGCGAATCAGGCGCTGGCAAGTCATATTTTTGTGCAGGTAATATTGTAAAACATGCACAAGAACAAGGTATCTTTGTAGTACTAATTGACTCAGAGAACGCACTTGACGAATCGTGGCTACACGCACTAGACGTAGACACATCAGAAGAAAAACTACTTAAACTAAACATGAGCATGATTGATGACGTTGCTAAAACTATTAGTACGTTTATGTCAGACTACAAATCTATGGCAGAAGAAGATCGNCCAAAGGTACTATTTGTAGTTGACTCATTAGGTATGTTACTAACACCTACTGATATTGATCAGTTTAACAAAGGTGATATGAAAGGTGATATGGGTCGTAAGCCTAAGCAATTGACNGCACTTGTTCGTAANACAGTTAACATGATTGGTAGTTGTAACGTAGGCTTAGTATGTACTAACCACACTTATGCATCACAGGATATGTTTGATCCAGATGACAAAATTAGTGGNGGTCAAGGCTTTATCTATGCATCAAGTATTGTTGTTGCAATGAAAAAGATGAAACTAAAAGAAGACGAGGCTGGTAATAAGATTTCAGAAGTACGTGGTATACGTGCAGGCTGTAAAGTTATGAAGACTCGTTATGCAAAACCGTTNGAAGGTGTGCAAGTAAAGATTCCATACGAAACAGGTATGAATCCTTATAGCGGACTAGTAGAATTGTTTGAAAAGAAAGGCTTGCTAGAAAAGCAAGGCAATCGTCTAAAGTATATCGACGTAAATGGTGAAGAACACCTTGATTATCGTAAGCAGTGGATCGGCGACAAGCTTGATATGATCATGAACCAATACGAAGAAAAACTTGCTCCTGTGCTAAATAGTGACACAGTAGATGCCGACCTTATTGATGAAAATGAGGAGAGCTTCGAATAAAATGAGGAGCAATTCTAAAATGAATGAAGAACAAATAGCCGATATTTGGTCTTTGTTTAAAGAATATTTAGACAAAAAACAAATCGAACTAGTTGCCGAGAAGTATGTAGATCTTCTTGCTGACTACGGAATAGACGACATTACCTTAAAAGATTGCATTGGTGTAGACGCAAGTCTCGACAATGCAATTAGTTATTTCTTACAAATCGACGAAGAAGACTTAGTCGACGAAGATAATGAATGGGAAGACTAAATGGGATGGTATAGTAATATCAGCAGGGACATTAACCAGATCCCTGCTGCTATACAATATTTCGAAACAGAACTTGTAGATGCAAAATTAGAAGTAAAACTAAAAGGCAATGTAGAACGTGCAGCGTCCGAAATGCCTGGTATAGTTGAGCATCGATTTAATCAGCTACAAGAACTAGAAGCCATATTAAACTATTTAAATATTGAGCTGCGAAGACTACGCAGTTCTTTCTTTAAACAATATCTTGAAAACTATCAACGAGCTCTGTCAAGCCGTGACGTAGAAAAATATGTAGACGGTGAGGCAGACGTTGTTGACTATGAAAAGATTATTAACGAGTTTGCGCTAATGCGTAACAAGTGGTTAGGTGTACTTAAAGCTCTTGATCAAAAGCAATGGCAAATTACAAACGTAGTCAAGCTTAGAGTTGCCGGCATGGAAGACGCATCACTTTAATATAAATATATTAAGAGGTGCAACAA